GATGGTAACACAGATAATACGTTTTTCTGGACAGAAAGACTTATGATCAAATTACCTTTTCCAAGTATAAAAGGTGAGCCAGGCAGTAAGCCTGTACAAGTACAAGTACCATGTATGGAAATGTATGGTGACTCGTGTAATATCCTTAACGAAGTACGTGGTTGGTTTAAAGATCCTAGTCTTGAAGACATGGGTCGTAAGTATTGGAAAAAGCGTTCATACGTATTCCAAGGCTTTGTGGTAGAAAATCCAATTGGGGAAGATACTACTCCAGAAAATCCAATTAGACGTTTTATTATTGGTCCACAGATTTTCCAGATTATTAAGCAGGCGCTTATGGATCCGGATATGGAAGAATTACCAACAGATTATACTGCTGGTGTAGACTTCCGTCTTAATAAAACATCAAAAGGTGGGTATGCCGATTACTCAACATCAAACTGGGCTCGTAGAGAGAGACCACTTGGTGATGCAGAAATGAATGCTGTAAATGCAAACGGTTTATGGACTTTAGGTGATTTCCTTCCTAAGAAACCAGACGAAACTGGTGTTAAGGTAATGCAAGAGATGTTTGAAGCATCTGTTGATGGACAACCATACGATGCAGATCGTTGGAGTTCATACTTTAGACCATCAGGCATGCAAGCACGTACTGGTGATCCGAACGTAGCACCTAGTCCTAATGCAACGGCTGTGAGTCAAAGTGCTCCAGCGGCAACTGCACCAACGCCAGAAGCGGCTCCTGCTCCAGTAGCAGAGACAGCACCGGCGGCAACTGCAACTGCACCTGCTGAAGGTAATGCAAGCGACATTTTAGCAATGATTCGTTCGAGACAAAATCAATAATCAAAATAATGTAGGGGAGCAATCCCCTACACTTTGGCTTAACAAGGAGAAACTATGGCTAAATCATTTGATGTTAGTAAGTTCCGTAAGGACCTAACAAAAAGTATAACAGGTATGAGTAGTGGCTTTAACGATCCTACAGATTGGATCTCAACAGGCTCATATGCACTAAACTATCTTATTAGTGGTGACTTCCACAAAGGTGTTCCATTAGGTAAGGTAACAGTGTTTGCAGGAGAATCAGGCGCAGGTAAAAGTTATTTCTGTGCAGGTAACATTGTAAAACACGCACAAGATCAAGGTATCTTTGTAGTATTAATTGACTCAGAGAATGCACTTGACGAAAAATGGCTACAAGCATTAGATGTAGACACATCAGAAGAAAAACTTCTAAAACTTAACATGAGTATGATTGATGATGTTGCTAAAACAGTATCAACATTTGTAGCAGACTATAGAGCAATGCCAGAGGAAGATCGTCCTAAAGTATTATTTGTAGTTGACTCATTAGGTATGTTACTAACACCTACTGATATTGATCAGTTTAACAAGGGTGATATGAAAGGTGATATGGGTCGTAAGCCAAAGCAATTGACTGCACTTGTTCGTAACACAGTTAATATGATTGGTTCGCTTAATGTAGGACTAGTATGTACTAACCACACTTATGCATCACAGGATATGTTTGATCCAGATGACAAGATCAGTGGTGGACAAGGTTTTATCTATGCATCAAGTATTGTTGTTGCAATGAAAAAGATGAAACTAAAAGAAGACGAGGCTGGCAATAAAATTTCAGAAGTACGTGGTATACGTGCAGGCTGTAAAGTTATGAAAACTCGTTATGCAAAACCTTTTGAAGGCGTACAAGTTAAGATTCCATACGAAACAGGTATGAATCCTTATAGTGGTCTTGTTGAATTATTTGAGAAAAAAGGCTTGTTAGAAAAACAAGGTAACAGACTCAAGTACATTGATCTAAATGGAGAAGAACACCTTGACTATCGTAAAGCATGGATAGGTGAAAAACTTGATTTGATTATGTCGGAATATGCAGAAAAAACAGCACCTGTGGTAAATACCGAAGAAGATGATATAGAAGAATCATTGTCTGACAATCAAATTGAGGAATTATCTACACATGAATGAAGATCAAATACAAGAAACTTGGACACTATTTAAAGAATATTTAGATAAAAAACACATTGAAACTGCGGCAGAACGCTACGTCGATCTATTAGCAGATATGGGAACCGATGATCATACCTTTAAGGAATCTATGGGATCCTGTGATATTCTCGATGGTGCAATAAAATATTACTTAGATGACGAAGAGGAAGTATTTGATGATGAAGATGGATTTGATTGGGAAGAATAATGTGGTATAGTGAAGTATCTAGAAACATAAGTAGAATACCAGATGCAGTTGCATACTTCGAAACAGAGTTAGAAGAAGCAAAGCGTGAAGTTAAACTTACTGGTAATGTTGAACGTGCTTCTAGTGCTATGCCCGGCTTAGTTGAACATCGATTCAACCAACTTCAAGAAATTGAAGCCATCTTAAATTACTTGAATATCGAACTACGTAGGTTGCGTAGTTCGTATTTCAAAAAATATCTTGAAAACTATCAACGTGCATTAAGTAGTAGAGACGTTGAAAAGTATGTTGACGGCGAAGCAGATGTTGTTGACTACGAAAAAATTATAAACGAATTCGCCCTCATGCGTAACAAATGGTTAGGAGTCTTAAAAGGCCTGGACCAGAAGCAATGGCAGATAACTAATATTGTTAAGTTAAGAGTTGCTGGCATGGAGGACGCATCCGTTTAATGTATACATTTGTTACTAGCCTAAACAAGGCATATTGGAATTCAACTTCCAAAATTAATATTAATAGTTGGGTAGAATGTTTACCAGAAGATGTAAACATTGTAATTTACAGTGAAGAAGATATCGACATTGGTATTTTTCCAGAGCCACGTGTAAGTCTTAAGCCACTATACGACTCTAAACCATTATTAGAATTTATTGCAAAACATAAAGACGATCCTCATTATAATGGACAAATTGGACGCAAACTAGAAGGTAACAAAAAAGCATTTAAGTGGCAAGGTATAAAGTTTGCTCATAAAACTTTTGCTATTTTTGAAGAAGCAAAATGTCACGATAACGGTAAACTATTTTGGTTAGACGCTGATGTTCTTATGCATAATATGATCGATCATGCATGGTTAGATAAGTTATTACCAGACGACAAAGCAATTAGTTACTTAGGCCGACCATCAGAATATGATGAATGCGGACTAATGGGCTACAATCTTAATACACAGTTTGCAAAAGACTTTCTTACAAAGTTTGAAAATGAATACTTAGGTGGACTAGAACATCTAAGAGAAACACATGATAGTTGGGTATTCTTTCAACTACGATTAGGATTTGAAGATCAAACTCCTTTCCATAATTTAAATCCAGCACCAAAAGATGGCAAAAGTCCTTTCAACAACAGTGGCATTAATAGTCATATGGTACATACAAAAGGCAAAAGTAAAGAACGTTTACAACAGAAATTTCTAAAAAGATTTGCTTTAGCAAAAGCAAGAGAAGAACGAGCATTGCATGGAACTTGAACCTCACCTAGGCGGACACCAAGGTAAAACACATACTGACGAAGGAACACTTCGCTGGGCAATAGATAAATTAAATGTAAAATCAATGTTAGATGTAGGCTGTGGTCCAGGCGGAATGGTTGAACTTGCAAACAGTTTAGGTGTAGATGCTTACGGAGTTGATGGCGATTATACTATTGAACGTTATAATAACGATAAGTTTATTATACACGATTTTACAAATGGTCCTGCACCTGTCGGAGGAACATATGATTTAGCATGGAGCGTTGAGTTTGTTGAACATGTGTACGAAGAATATATTCCTAATTACATACAAGCAATGCAGAAGTGCAAATTTTTAATTATGACGTATGCTCCAGTTGGGCACGGCGGACATCATCATGTAAATGAAAATACACAAGAGTATTGGATTCAAACAATGTCTGACTATGGGTTTATATATCTTAAAGACTCAAGCGAAGAAATGCGTAGACATTCGACTATGGGTACAAAAAAGAAACACAGATTTTTAGCACGTACAGGATTACTTTTTAAAAATGAACGTAGTAGCAATTAAAGAATTATTGTGGAGTTGGCATCCTTTACCGACTACTTGGAATGTTGTTCCATATGCAGATAAAGACACTATCCAAAATGCAGATGTACTTGTACAAACTAATCAATCTGGAAGTAAGAAAGAACGTAAACTAGGGCACATATATAACTATGTTAGAGATAGCGGGAAGCCTTACATTGTAGCAGAAAGTGCAGTGTTTAGAAAAAACATGCCTGATCCAGATCCAGGTAAGCCGGGCAAGTCGTATCATAGATTCAGTTGGACAAGTTATTTTAGAGACGAAGGTGACTATTGTAATGCAAATAGCCCTAGTGATAGATGGGAACAAATTAAAAAAGATCAAAACTTAATTGTTAAAGATTGGCGCAGTAGAGGCGATTATGTATTAGTAATGTTACAACGTCCAGGAGACAGTAGCCTTGTAAAACTAATAGCAAAGCATGGATCATATGAAAACTTTGTTACCTTTACATTAAATGAAATTAAAAAATATACTGATAGACCTATAAAGGTACGTATGCATCCATCACGCATTGATAGACAAAGGGCAATACTACAAAACTTTGATGTACAGGTAAGTGATAACCTACAAGGTGCAGGATTACTTTCAGGAGGAGCAGGACTACAGGCAGACTTTGATGATGCTTGGTGTGTAGTAGGATTTAATTCAAACGGACTTACTGAAAGTATTATGGAAGGTATTCCAACATTTAGTATGTGTCCTAGTTCAATGGCATGGGATTGTAGTAACAAAGATTTAGCAAACATTGAAAACCCAGAAATGTTTGAAAGACAACAATGGTTAAATAATTTAGCATACTGTCAATGGCGTGAAGATGAATGCCTTGCAGGATTGCCGTGGGAACATTTAAGGAAAAAATATGCCTAAAAATAAATTTGCAGATATGACAGTACATCCTAATAGTGCTAAACTTAGTGCTGGCAACTTTAAAGTAGAAAAGAGTGCTTGGCACAAAGGAGATTTAAATTATTTTCCTGCCAAAAAAGAACAGTTTGCAGACTTAGATGCAATGGCAAAAGAATTTATATTTAAAGGATCAGGACCAAGTACACCAATGTTTGGTGATAGTGACAGTGTAGTTACAATGGGTAGTTGTTTTGCAGATAGGTTACGTACTTGGTTAAATGCAAATGGTAAAGGTACAAGTTATATTAATGTACCCGAAGGACTAAACAATAGTTTTGCTGTAAGACAATACTTAGAATGGGCTCTTACAGGTGACAGAAGTACTGATGCATATTGGTATGATAACGATAAAACATTAGGTGCATTCCAATGGCAACCAGACCAAGAACAGCAAAAACTATTACAACATTTCAAAGATGTTAGTGCAGTTGTTGTTACTTTTGGACTAGGCGAAGTATGGAAAGATGTAGAAACAAATAATGTATTTTGGAGAGGTGTACCTGCAAAAAGTTATGATCCTGCAAAACATAAATGTGTATCTAGTACAGTACAAGAAAATGTTGACAACATGAAACGTATTGTAGAACTAATCAAAACGTATGCAGGTGCAGATAAAACTGTTATCTTTACATTAAGTCCAGTACCTCTTAATGCTACTTTTAGTGATAGACCAACTATGGTAAGTGACTGTGTTAGTAAAAGTATTTTACGTGTAAGTTTAGATCAATTCTTCAGTGAAAACAAACATAATAATATATACTATTGGCCAAGTTTTGAAATGGTACGTTGGGTAGGCGCACATACAGACATACCTACATTGTTTGAAGATAATACAACAAGACATGTCAATAATGATATTGTAAAAATTATTATTGAAAATTTTGTTGCTAAATTTTTTAAGTAAACAAACTATCTAAGTAACTTTGTTCTATTGCTTTATCTTCTTTAAAGTATAAATTTATAACATCATATAGTTTATTTGACTCTTTAAACTTAGTTGCAACGCTATGACTGCCGTGTGTAACTAACTTATTAATGTTGTTATCGTTAGGAATTAGATCCATATGTTTTGTTTCAGAGCCCTTATGTCCAGTAATAAATGTGTAATCTGTCCATGGTACAAATTTTAGATGCTGATGTTTATATTTTTTAATATCTTTCCTATACCTATGCCAACGCTTCTCCCAAGGAACAATTATAGGATCAATACTGTACTGTGGAGCAAATCCTAGTACTTTGTCAACGTTATGTAATAAACTAAAAATTGTTGCATTGAATGCACCCATACTATTACCAATAGTATAAACTTTATCAGTTTTTATATGCTTAATAATTTCTTTATGATCAATATTATTAAACCAACTTCTTGTTTCATCAAGAACCCATATAACATTATAACCGTGATTTTTTAAATTATAAAATTCTAAGTTTGTGCCTTGTAGTGTATTTCCTATACCACTAAAACTAATAACAGTATGCTTACTACCTGTGTATAAACTTTTGATTTGTGCCATATTACTATTTACCGATTAACTGCGTACATAAATATCTACATGGACGTAGTATTAGTAACAGGTGGGTTTGACCCTTTACACTCAGGACATATTGAGTATTTCAAAGAAGCAAAGAAACTAGGTGATAAACTTATTGTTGGATTAAATAGTGACGAATGGCTTACACGCAAAAAAGGTAGACCTTTTATGCCATTTAAAGATAGGCTTGCAATCCTACAAGAATTAAAAATTGTAGATACGGTTATAAGTTTTGACGATAGTGATGATAGTGCATGTGGAGCAATTTACAAAACACTAGCAACACATGGTAATATTAAAGTTATATTTGCTAATGGTGGTGATAGAACAAATGCAAACATTCCAGAAATGAGTACATACGGTAGTATGCCATATGTCGATTTTGTATTTGGTGTCGGCGGTGAAAACAAAATGAATTCAAGTAGTTGGATACTTGACGAATGGAAAACGCAAAAGACAGAACGCCAATGGGGGTATTGGAGAGTTTTAGATCATAAACCTGAACAAGGATATAAAGTAAAAGAACTTGTAATTTATCCTGGAAAAAGTTTAAGCGATCAAAAACATTTTAAACGTTCAGAGCAATGGATTATGCTAGAAGGTAAAGTACAAATGGATACAGAATGGAACAGTATATCTGACTCAAAACTACTAGTACCTCATGGTATGCCATATGAAATAGATAAAGAAGTTTGGCATAAGCCTTCTAATCCAGGAACAGAAAATGCCCACATTCTCGAACTACAATGGGGTAGTGAATGTATTGAAGAAGATATAGAACGGAGAGATTAATGAATTGGTTAATAATTGTAGTATTTGCAATGACTATGCAAGATATTGACGGAGGTAGAGATATGTATGTCTTTACTGAACCAACATATGCATCAAAAGAATTATGTGAAGCAGATATAATCGATCCAAAAGTTTATCCAGGACTAATACAAAAATTAGTTTTAGAGTATAAAACAGTAAAGAAGATTGAAGCAGTAGTTTGTGTAGAAGAAAATGAATTGAAACAAACACTAAGGGGAGGAACAAGCACATGAAAGTATTTGTAGGCTATGACACAAGAGAAGATATTGCCTATCAAGTTTGCAAGCATAGTATCTTAACTAAACAACCAGATGCAGATGTACGACCATTAAAACAACAAGAATTAAGAGAAGCAGGCTGGTATAATAGGCCTATTGATAAACTAGCCTCAACAGAATTTACATTCACCCGTTTCCTTATACCTGAACTTACTAACTTTAAAGGTTGGGCAGTGTTTATGGATTGTGATATGATACTCACAACAGATATCAAAGAATTGTTTGATCAAGCAGATGACAAGTATGCTGTAATGTGTGTACAACATGATTACAAAGTTAAAGAAGAATTTAAAATGGATGGACAGAAGCAAACTATCTATCCACGCAAGAACTGGTCAAGTGTAATGTTGTTTAACTGCGGACATCCTAGCAATGCTAACCTTACACAAGACTTAGTAAACAGTCCAGAAATAAACGGTGCGTACTTGCATCGCTTTAGTTGGTTGAAGGACGAAGAAGTCGGTGAACTAGATCATACTTGGAATTATCTAGTTGGAGTTTATGACGATATCGAAAAACCAAAATTAATACATTATACAGAAGGAGGACCGTGGTTCGAAAATTACAGGAACTGCGAGTTTCATGAATTATGGAAGAAAGAACTAAAATCAATGATGGAAGTGTAGTTAATCATTTAGCGATTGATCCACACGACGGCATAGTATTATGTTGGCAACAAGGAACAAAAGCACACTGGTTAGATGGATGGAAACAATTACGTAACTGGCCTGTAGATAGACCAGTAGCATTTAGAGGTATGACTGGTCGTAAAACTGTTGCTGAATGTGAAAAGACAGGACGTGATTATTTTTATATTGACACAGGTTACTTAGGTAATAGACAAAAACGTAAAATATATCACCGTGTAGTATTAAATGGTATGCAACATAGTCACTTTGTTGAAGTACCAGACGACCGTTGGAAAAAATTAGATTACGATAGTAAGACAATGAACATTAATTTTCCAGGCTGGAAAAGAGATGGCAAAGCAATACTAGTTGTTACACCTAGCGAAAAACCATGTAAGTTTTATGGAATTAAAAGAGATGACTGGGTTAATGAAACTGTACAAACACTAAAAGAAAATACAGATCGTCCTATTATAATTAGAGATAAAGGATTGCGTAGAGAACGTATCGGTGACGGTAGTTTATATAATCAGTTAGACGAAGATAATATTTTTGCTGTAGTAACTTATAATAGTATTGCGGCAACAGAAGCAGTAGGATATGGTGTCCCTGCATTTACATCAGCACCAGGTGCGGCAGATATGTTGTGTGAAAAAGACTTTACTAAGATTGAGTCTCCACGTTACGAAGATGATTATACAGTTCGTAAATGGCAACATTGGTTAGCCTACTGTCAATTTAGAGTTGAAGAAATGTCAAACGGTACTGCTTTAGAAACAATAGAAAAGTGGGACATACGATGAGTCAGTTATCAGTTGCATCATACTTAATGGGCATTCCACCAGGTAATTCAAATCCTGAAAAACCTAAAATTATTCATAACTTTATTAAAGGTGTAAATGCATGTGGAGATAAAGGTGCAGTTGTTACAGGGTGGCATCCTATGAATACTGATGTTGGTGTTATACAAGGCTTTGTACATGCTAATAGTAAAAATAGTAGACACTTACGTTTACGTAAAGGTGTATTTGATAACCAAGTTAATAGAGGCAAGCGTTGTATGATTGTTGATGCTAACTTGTTTTTAGCATATGATAAAGGAAACAAACACGGTTATTTACGATATAGTTATGATGGTATTTTTCCTACTACTGGAGAATATTGTTATGATAGTCCTGATCCTGCACGTTGGAGGAAGTTACAAACTCAACTAGGAATAAGAGTGAAACCTTGGAATCTTGACAACGGACCTACTGTTTTGATTTGTTGTCAGCGTGATGGCGGCTGGAGTATGGACAAACAAGATGTTGTTCCTTGGTTAGTAAAAACAATAAATGAAATTAGGCATCATACTGATAGGCAGATTATTATTAGATTTCATCCAGGTGATAAGAAACAAAGAGATCATGTAAGGAATTTAGCACGTTATAAGATTTCTAAGATACGTATAAGTTCAAATGAAAATATTATGCAAGACTTTGCACTTGCTAAATGCGTAATTAATTATAATAGTAGTCCTGCTATAGTAAGTGCTATTGAAGGCATACCGACTATACAATTGGATGCAGAAAGAAGTCAAGCCAAAGGAGTAGTTCATACTAACTTCGAGGCAATTGAAAATCCACAAATGTTTGATAGAGATCCGTGGTTACATAAATTAGCACAGTGCCATTGGACATTAGACGAATTAGCAACAGGGGAAGCCTGGCGTCATATGCGTAGATGGGCAGTAAAGGAATAATATGAAAATTACAGCAGTAACAACATTTCATGCAGAAGGTATGTTGACATACGGTCAAAGATTAATAGATAGTTGGCAAGAGCGTGTAGATCCAAAAATTAAATTAATAGTATACGCAGAAGACTGTGAACCACAAACAAATGGTACTAACGTAGAAGTATTAGATGCTAAGTTTGTTTTAACAAAACTAAATGCATTTAAAGAGCGTTGGGCTAATGTGCCTAAAGCAAATGGCAAATGTCCTTGGCCGGAAAAACGTCCAAGAGATCATCATAAAGAATTTAAATGGGACGCAGTTAGATTTGCTAACAAAGTATATGCTGTATTTGATGCATGTGAAGAAGAAGGTAGTGACTGGGTAGTATGGGTTGACGGAGATACATTTGTTCATAGTGATTGGAGTTACGATCAGTTTAGTAACCTATTGCCTAAAGAAAGTTGGTTAACATATGTTGGTAGAGGTCAAGGATCGCAAACATGGCCCGAGTGTGGCTTCTATGGACTTAACCTAACTGACAAACAATGTCGTAAGTTCCTAGCAGACTTTGAAGAAGCATACGAAGATGCTGAAGGACCTAATGGTATATTTAAACTTGCTGAATGGCACGACAGTTATGTATTTGGAGATATACTGAACAAACATAAAAATTATAATCCAAGAGTACTAGATTATAGTGCAACAATTTATGTCAAGACTGCCAAGACAGGCGGTGGCGGACATCCATTAATTAATACTGAATTAGGTAGATGGATTGATCACATGAAAGGTGGTCGTAAACACGACGGTCATAGTAAGCGTAAAGACTTAATGAGCCATCGGAAAGAAGCATACTGGAATGAAATTTAGTCTTTGGACTGATCATGGCGCACTTAATAGCAAGCCTATTTTTTCTGCTTTTGAGCGGAGTCTTTTGGACCGTAAGCATACTGTTGTATATAATGATAATGACGCCGATGTTAATGTTATTTGGAGTGTACTATGGAACGGCAGAATGGCTCCAAATCAAAGGATTTGGGAGCAGAAAAAACCAACAATAGTATTAGAAGTTGGTGGTATAAAAAGAGGAACAACATGGAAAGTAGGACTTAATGGGATCAACCGAGATGCTTATTTTGGTCCTAGTGGCAACGACAATGCTCGTGCTAATGAACTAGGACTTAAATTAAAACCTTGGAAATATGATGGTGAATACATCTTAATAGCAGGCCAACACGAAAAAAGTTTACAATGGGAAGGCATGCAACCAATGAGTCAGTGGGTTATGGATACAATACAGACTATTAGAGCCCAAACGAAACGTCCTATTATATTTAGACCACACCCACGCTGTCCATTACCTGCCATTGAACACGAATTTAAAGACGTAAAAAGACAAGAACCCTTACAAATTAAAGGGTCATATGATGATTTTGACATGCAATTTAATAACATATGGGCCACAGTTAGTTGGTCAAGTAACCCTGGTATACATAGTATAATTAACGGTGTACCGGCATTCACAGGTCCAAGTAGTCTTGCATTTGATGTTGCAGAACAAAATCTACGTAACATTGAGAATCCTTTATACGGTGATAGAACACAATGGCTCAACGACTACGCACATACTGAATACACAGTAGAAGAAATTTCTAAAGGAATCCCACTTAAACACTTGACTTCTAAGTTATAATATAGTATAATGTAAGCATGAAGTTAGAAACAGTTGAAGATTATCTTGAAGTTCTTGCAGGACTACAAAGTAATCATAAGATAAAAATAGATAACGCTGACTGTACAATTATGTATAGTATTGCACGACAAGTTTTTAGAGGTAAGGCTTTTACAGACAGGCAACTTGATGTTGTTTGCTTAAAGTTAAATTACTATAGTGATCAGTTTACTGATTTAGGTTATACAAATTTACAGCAAGTTTTAAACATGCAAGTTACACGTACTCCGCTACGTAATGTTGATAGATCACAATGGATTAAAATTGTAGACGAACCTAAAACAAATAGGCCTTTGTTTACATCGCAAATGGGCAGACGTAAGCCGAAACCAGATAATGAACTTGCTAAAAATTCACATATTGCTATTAGATTTCCTTTTAGCAAAAAAGTAATTTTAATGATTGAAAAACTTGCACACTTGCATCGAAAAGGTTATTATCATGAAAAAGGATCGCATATTCATTACTTTAAAATTACAGAAAATGCTGTCTATGATATTGTAACTACATTTAAAAACAAGAACTATGATATAGACAAAGAACTTTTAGATTATACAGAACAAGTAAATGATATCTTAGATAATAAGGAAAAATATGTTCCAGGAGTATATAACTTTGAATTAAAAAATACACCAGAATCTTTGAATAAAGCGGTAACAGATCATTTAGGTGAACTGACAGTTAATAATGTACACTTATATAAAGATAGAAGTTTACTATATGGTTTAGATCATTTTGACGAAATACATGACTATATTAATCAAACATCTGTACTAACACAACGTATTATTAATAGAACAGAGCCTAGTGTATTCATTTCAAAAAACGAATGGTCGTTAGATGCTGTTATATCGTCAATAGTTGAATTAAAAAGATTTCCATTACTAATTGTTATTCCTGAAAATAATCCTTTAGATTTTCTTTCTTACACATATCAAAGTTTTAAGGGATTTGTACGAAGAGATAAAATTAGCACTATGTTTAGATTAGATAATAAGACAGATGAAAACTTTAACGACTATATTAAAACAAATAATCTTAATAATAAACTAGACAAAGACACAGAAGTAGTGTATATTAGTAGTAGTAAAAAGTTTCCTAAACCACTTTTTGAATCAGACTGGCAACCAGAATCAGTACTGCTTTTAGAAAGTGTTAGAAATCCTAGACTAGATCCTTACTTTATTAGAGATTTAGTTATTCATTATGACGAAGTAGAATCGCAAATGGGATCTTACAGGAATAATATTTTGCCAGGATCAATACAAAAAATATGAGTACATGTAAACTAATAATTGAAGATGAAGTAAACATCAAACTAGAAGGTCTTGATGTAGACATTCGTCGCAAACTTAGTAATGCACTAAAGTTTGAAGTTCCGTATGCACGTTATATGCCGCAGTATAAACTAGGACGCTGGGACGGAAAAGTTGCATTCTTTGGTTTAGGTGGTACAGGTTACGTAAATCACCTTGATACTATTAGTCAAGTACTTGCAAAATACAATGTTGAAATAGTTGACATACAAGATAACAGGCATCCAATCCAATTAGATTTTAATCCGGTAAGTGAACGCTATTGGGCAGACCAAGGTGTATGCTGGCCGGAAGGACACCCTGCAGAAGGTGAAGAAATTATTCTGCGAGATTACCAAGTTGAAGCAATCAACAACTTTATTTCTAACCCACAAAGTCTACAACAGATTGCAACAGGCGCAGGCAAAACGATTACAACTGCTACGTTATCACACATAAGTGAACCGTATGGGCGTAGTATTGTAATTGTACCTAATAAGTCCTTAGTAGAGCAAACAGAAGAAGACTATATTAATTGTGGATTAGACGTAGGGGTTTATTTCGGCGACAGAAAGCAGTTAGGTAAGACTCACACTATTTGCACTTGGCAGAGTTTGAATATACTCGACAAGAAGCATAAGGATGGCGCGGCAGTATTGTCGTTAGCAGAATTCCTAGAAGGTGTAAGCACTATTATTGTTGACGAAGTACACCAAGCCAAAGCAGAAGTTCTTAAGAACCTGCTCACTCGCAACCTACGAAATGCTCCTATCCGTTGGGGACTAACTGGCACAGTTCCAAAAGAAAAGTTTGAATTTGAAAGTATTCATGCTAGTCTAGGACCAGTTATAGGACAGATAAGTGCTAAAGAATTACAAGACAAAGGTGTGTTATCAGAATGTCATGTTAATGTAGTACAACTAATTGATACACAAGCACATAGTGGTTACCAAGAAGAATTAAAATATCTTGTTACTAATCAAGCAAGAATAGAATACATAGCAAGTTTATTAAACAAAGTAAAACAATCAGGCAATACTCTAATCCTAGTAGATAGGATTAGTGCAGGCGAAATGTTAGCAGAACTAATACCAGATAGTACATTTGTAAGTGGTTCTGTTAAAGTAAAAGACAGAAAAGAAACATATGACACAATACGTGAAGGAACTAATGAAGTCATCATTGCAACTTATGGAGTTGCGGCTGTAGGACTTAACATACCAAGAATTTTTAATCTTGTTCTTCTTGAACCTGGTAAAAGTTTTGTTCGTGTAATTCAAAGTATTGGTCGAGGCGTTAGAAAGGCAAAGGACAAAGACTTCGTGCAAATATGGGATCTTACATCGACATGTAAGTATGCGAAGCGGCACCTTACCCAGCGTAAAAAGTTTTATAAGGAAGCCCAATACCCATTCACAATAGAAAAAGTGGATTGGAATTAATTAAACTATGAGAATATTAACGTTAGAAAATCAGACTTATCATTTAGATAAAGTTCCTGATGAAATAGAGGAAGACATTAGATTTAGTGTACTGGATAACAGTGATCCTAAAAACCCTGATTTCTTTTTTGTTCCTTTAATTTTCCTAGAATCATTTAGTGCGCCTGCAATGGTACTTGACATTGGAGGTCAAGAAATCACTATGCCGTTAGATTGGTGTATAGCAGTTGGCGACAGTGAATCAGGAAATGACTTAGAAGTATTACCTTTAACAAGTTTGAATGATAGAGGATTTGAAGCATTTCTTTTCAATCCTTTAACAAGTTATACAACTAGTTTTACAGAAGTAAAAATTGTAAACTTTTATAATGATGTTAAATGGTATTTTCCAAAAATGAAAAACGGGCAATTACTTAGTGTACCAATAAAAGATGGTAATGATCCTAAGTGTGCGTTTTTCGTAAAAGACATTAGTCGACAAAGTGAATTAATCGACTATGCGGCATTGCTTTAAGGAGGTAACAATGAAAGCAGGAAAGATATGGGGTCAGACAGAATTGATCCACGCAAACGGTGTACTAGAGTTTCATCGCATTGAATACAAGGCTGGATTCAAATGTTCAGAACATGAACACCAATTTAAATGGAATGGCTTTTATGTAGAGTCAGGAAAGATGCTTGTACGTGTATGGCAAGACGACCAAGGACTAGTTGATGAAACTATTCTTAATGCAGGTGACTTTACACAAGTTAAACCTGGTAAGATTCATCAGTTTGAAGGACTTGAAGACGGTGTAGCATTTGAGTTATACTGGGCTGAGTTTAATCATAACGATATTGTAAGACGAACAAGCGGCACATCAGTTAAAAAATGATAAACATCAAACAAAATATGTTATGGCCCGCAGTAGTCCTAGAAATGGAAATGCCAGATTACGACAAGATCAAAAAAGAACTTGTAGAATATATCAAAACATGTAAAGTTGAAGAAATCAATTTGAAGCACGGTATAGGACCTCATGAGCAAAGACACAAAAAGTTTTTGGAAGAAAGTTATCCAACGTTGTTTGCTAATAATGATAATGAAACATTTAATAAAGTAAAAGACTTTTGTATGCAAATGACATTAGAAGTTGCTCAAGGTATTAATAAAGATCATACAGATACTAGTGATTGGATTATACGTCCTACAGATAGTTGGTATCATATAACTAAAGATAAAGGTTACCATGATATACATACTCATTCTCTAAGTCCATGGTGTGGAATCTTTTATGTTGATAAAGGAGATTCTAATAACGAAACACAAAACGGTATAAATCGATTCTATAATGATAAGGAGTTTCCTATACTAGGAGTAGGTAATGCTTATTACGGAGATTACTTTGACGTTGATATCGAAGATGGAAAACTTGTTGTGTTCCCAGGTAACTTAGGTCATTCAGCATTACCCTATTATGGTGATAAAGATAGAATTGTAATAAGTTTTAATACTGAAATCATAGATAAGAAATCATTGGATGAAAGAAAATAAACTACATCAATGGATCGCTGATTGGGTTGAGCAGTTAGACAAAAATAAAAAATGTCCTTATGCAAAACCAACATTTGATAAAAACAAAATGAAAGCAGTTATGTTAAATAGCATTGACGCTTACCATTTCTGGTCAAGTGTATCTAATGAAGCAGAACAGTTTGACGACACTTACGATGTTGTTATTATAGCAATGGAAACAGATGAAACTATAATTACCCCACAGCAAATGCAAGGCGGTGTAGATAGTTTTAACGCCGGCTATAATAATAGAAATATAGATTTGTGGTGTTTGAATCTATATAACGATGTATACACAATGGTATTAATCCAACGTGTAACTAAACTAGACGATGCAAGTAAGGCATTTGAAAAGAAAGATTATTACAAAAATCAACATCCTTACATGTATAATAAACACATAGTAACAAGAAGAAACATGAGAAAACGGTTGACAAAAACCTAAATACCTTATATAATATTAACAATATAGACATCCACGTCTAAAACTCGGAGAGATTAAAAATGGAACTAAAATACGAAGATGCAAGCATTTCAGAACTTATTAAAGAAAGGCTGGAAGACGCTGGCATGAGATATTGGGCTAATGATAATATTAGTTCAGTACTAGAAGAAGGCGATAAAGAAAAACTAATTCAAGAAGCAATCCCCGCTTTTGAAAACGTGCTACAAAAATTATTGATAGATACTAAGACAGATCCTAACAGTCAAGATACTGCAAGGCGTATGGCAAAGATGTATATCAATGAGATTATGTCTGGTCGTTATGATCCTATGCCTAACCCAAGTGCATTTCCTAACTATATCGAAAATGGTTATGAAGGCATGTTAGTTGTGCGTAGTGAACTTACAAGTTTATGTTCACATCATCATCAGACAGTAAAAGGTGTAGCATACATTGGTATAATTGCAGGACCTAAACTATTAGGACTTAGCAAGTATACAAGAATTGCACAGTGGTGTGCGATGAGAGGTACCTTACAAGAAGAACTTAATGTTATGATTGCAAATGAAATGCAAAAGCAAACAGGTAGTGAACACGTAGGAGTATACGTTCAAGCAACACACGGCTGTTGTGAGAATAGAGGCATTAAGGCACACAGTAGTTTAACACAGACTACAGTGTTGCGTGGTGCATTCAAAGACGATCCGGCAACGAAGAAAGAGTTTATCGATAACGTTAAACTACAACAATCATTTGCTTGCGGGAACTAATTAACTAAAAGGAGAACATATATGTTCACAAAACTACTAGAAGGTGTTGATAAAACACTCGTAAGAAATCTAGTTATTTTACACACGTTAGTAATTGCTGTGTCAAATTATCTAGTAACCATTAGGTTTGATCTATTCCCAGGTGCAGAACTGCCCTTGTTTGGATCATTTCCTTTAGCGGCGGCGGCATTTACATTTCCGATCGTTGTCGTAGCAACTGACTTGACAGTCCGTCTTGTTGGTAAAGAAGCAGGAAGAGCAGTCGTAGCGATGGCTATTATTCCGGCTATCGTTGCATCGGTACTTGTGCTATTAGCACTAGGTGACGAACATGCCTACAGAGTAGGACTAGCATCTGGTACTGCATATGCAGTAGGTACAATGCTTGACGTATATGTATTCCAACATATTCGTGAACGTTACACACAAGCATGGTGGGCGGCACCAGCAATTTCAACTATTGTAGCCAACATCATTGATACATATGCATTCTTCTACACAGCATTTTATCCTGCGCCATGGGTTGGACCAGTAGCATTCAACAATACATTAACAAAAATTGTTGTAGGCTTAATTGTGTTCCTTCCAGCATATGGATTGTTACTTTCATTCTTAAAAAATAAGTTTGGTGTTGACGCACTTGTACTTAAAGACGAAGTAAAGCCAAAAGCAAAAGCAAAGGCTAAAAAGAAAGCAACAAAAAAATAATGCTTTACACCGAGTCGTATGTAAAGCAACTACAAGGTGTTCATAGTTATGAACACAGACCTTCGGGTTTTGGCGCCAACACAAAGAAGTTAGGACAGTTTCATTACTACTTTGAAAAATGGTTTCCAGATAGTTTGTTAGACTACGGCTGTGGTAAGGGATGGATTTTAAAATCGCTACAGGAAACGTATCCTACTTGTAATATGGTAGGATACGATCCTGCGGTTTTAGAATATAAACAAGTACCCAATAAAGAATTTGACTGTGTGTTTTGTATAGATGTATTAGAACACATAGAACCAACATGCATAATAGATGTACTACAACATATAAACCAATTATCGTCAAAGTATATATGGCTAAGGATAGATACATTGCCTGCTAGAAAAAGATTACCTGATGGCAGGAATGCACATTTAATAGTAGAACAACCGCCTTACTGGTTAGACTTAATAGACAAGCACATCAAAGGTACAGTTGTTTACAAAACATTTGGAAAGAAATCTAAACTTGACATCGCAATCGAAAAATAAAATGATACCAGGAGAAGCATTAATATACACTAGGGCAGACGGAGTTGTATATGCACAGTATAGAGATCCTCCACATAACA